AGTTCAGGCTGTTGTAGAAGAGGCTATAGAAGAGATAGAAGAGCTTACAGAGGAACAGGTTGAGGTAGTTGCAGAAGTGCTGCAGGTACAAACAGAAGACGTAGAGATTATTGCAGAGGCTGTAAAAGAGGATGAAGTTGTTGCAGAAGCCGTAGAAGAATACGTTGAGAGAGCTGTAGAGAATGCAGACGTAGAAAACTATACACTTGCTGATGTTGTTACAGAGGTACAGTTTGAAACATTCTTAGAGAATCCAATAGAAACTTTTGTAGATATAGATTTTGAAGAAATAAGTATAGGAAGTATAGGAGATGATATGACAAGTGACCAAAAAGAAAAAGCACAAGAAGTCGTAGTTCCCGTAATCTTGACTAGAATAGCTAGTATGGCTGCGTTTATGTTTAGGAAAACGATATGATAAATAAATTATGGAACTGGCTTGTAGAGGCTATCAAAGAAACACTTAATCTTAGTTGGACTTTAGTTGGTTTAATTATTGCTACTCTTACCTTGACTGGTAGTGCTCAACAAGTAACAGGATTAGCTACAGTAATTACATTATGTATATGGTTATTGACTATTGGTTTTAGAAAATAATGTGGTTTGATGATGTTATACTTGATGACATTGATTATGAGATAGATAATCAATGTAGGACATTTTTACATCCTAATGGGTACACAAATGTATCTATTTGTAATTGTAAATATCCATCTATATAGGAGGACAAATGAAACTAACAGTAGTTAGAACACAGTTTGGCACTGATGCAACCAATGGTATTTTATTAATTGATGGTATCTTTGAGTGCTTTACGTTAGAAGACCAATATCAAGCAGTAAAAGTTATGCACGAAACCTGCATACCAGAAGGCACATACGACATTGAGTTTAGAAAAACAGGTGGCTTTCACTCTAAGTATTCAGAGAGATATAAGAACGCACACTATGGTATGTTGCATATATTAGATGTACCTAACTTTACTTACATATTAATACACACTGGTAACACTGATGAGCACACCTCTGGATGTCTTATTGTCGGAGAAACTCAACAAGATTTAGAAGTTTCTAAGGATGGTTTTATTGGTTCTAGTACAGTTGCATATAAAAAAATGTATGCAAAAGTAGCTAATCAATTATTACAAGGCAAGAAAGTAACAATAGAATACACAACTATAAATAAATTACTTGATAAACCTGCAGAAAAATCAGATGTATATGAGAAGTTACAAGAAATAAGCGGTGAAATCAAAACATTAAATGCTAAACTTGATGGTAAGAATATAATATAATGTTTGAAAGATTCAAAAGAGCAAGAAACCAGGATGGTACATTCAAAAAGGATGTATGGTGGACACCTTGGTCCGATTCGTGGGAGTATAAATTGAGCGAAGACCTCAAAGATATGCTTGAGAGAACTGCCTGGACCTTCATTGAAGCGTTCATTGGTGCATTAACAGTTGCTCCATTAGTTGGTGTAGAGGCTGAAACAATTCAGTTAGCTGCATTAGCTGGTGGTGGTGCTGCACTAGCAGTCATCAAGACATATGCTAAAAAACAAATTACAAAGTAACTGATTTAGTCATAAATTACCTGTATAATGCGATTAACAGGAAGGGTTGCGTATGGCAAAGAAGAAAAAAGACTTCGGGAATAACTATTTTCCGAGTGGATGGGGTCCAAAGTACGATTTTGACGAACAAGCTGGTGTTGGTGAGATAACCCACGTTGGCACAGACCCAAATTACAAATCTAAATTTGATGAAATACTATTGGAATGGGGCTTTGACCCACAATATTATGAGATAGAGGGTAAGGTCAGGGCTAGTTCCTGGAACGTACAAGTCAAGAATGAAGGTGTACAAACCTTCTATGCGTTCAAAGGTATTGTTAGAAGAAGACATCCTGAACGTGATGAATGGTACAATAAGCTGCTCAAAGAAGTATCAAAGAAGAAACCACTTAAAAAAAAGAAACTAAAGGGTGATACTGCATACATATTTACACTAAGTGACTGGCAACTAGGGAAAGATGACCTCGGAGTGGAGAAAACGCTTGAGAGATACGACAAGGCACTTGAGAGAGCAGTAGAGGAGATTAGGTCACTAGGTACCATAGACGAAATTTATTTGCTATCTATGGGCGATTTGACCGAAGGTTGCTATGGATTTTACGATTCTCAACCCCATAACATTTCTTTGAACCTATCTCAACAATATCATCTAGCAAGAAAACTAATTATGAAGACTGTTGATACATTTTTACCATATGCTAACAAAATTGTGCTATCAGGAGTACCTGCAAACCACGGTGAGATGTCAAGAAGTGGCAAAGGTAAGGTAGTTACATCAAGATTAGATAACTCTGACACTATGCACCTAGAGATATGTGAAGAGATTATGAATCAGAATCCTAGATATGACAAAGTAACTGTATCAATACCACAAGGTTTTCATCATACATTAGATATAAAAGGTCTGACTGTTGGATTTACACACGGTCATATGCATTCTGGAGGCACAGGACCAGAAGGTAAAATAATTAAATGGTGGCAAGGTCAAATGTTTGGTGACTTTCCTGTGGGTGACGCAGAGATATTAATTACAGGACACTTTCATCACCCTCGTATGATGCAGCAGGGAAACAGAACTTGGTTTCAATGTCCGTCAATAGATGCAAGTATAGATTTTACTGCAAGAACTGGTATGTGGAGTAAGCCTGGTGTCCTTACCTTTACAATAGATAAGGACGGTTGGGATAATTACAAGATAGTATAATTACCCTGTAACACACAAGACATCTAATGATGTTAGCGAGATGGCAATAAAGCTTTTAACTTCATCTATCACCCATTGTCCTATGTGCTACAAGGTAATTACAAGTTAATTTAATTATTCTTCTTCTTCGTTTGTCCAAGTCATCATAAAGTTTGGTGTAATTGAAAGCATAAGTTGTTGTCCGTTAGACATTTGTAATGCTTGACAATTAAATAAAAGATTGCCATTGTCATCTTTTCTTTGTAACAATTCACCAAGTAACATAGGAACTGTTGCTTGTTTTAATTTAATACCATCTAGTACCATTTATCCTCCTAATATTTTTTTGCGTATTTCTCATACAAATAACCTACCTCTTTGAGTATTGGTTCTGTTTCCAAAAACTCTGTTGTGCGTGGCATTTGTCTTCTTTCCCATTTAAAATTGTAGTTTACTCTTACTAAGTTAGTTATGTTCCAAGTTATTATCTTGGTTCTATACTCTGTAAGATATATAAACTCCTTGTCTAGTTCTTTAGCTTTCTCTGTGTTGCTATCAAACTTTTTCTTTTCTATCATCCACGGGTTGTAATGTTTATCTCTTGATTTAATCTCAATGATATAATCTTTGTTCTCACAATCATAACTAGAGAATATATCTTTGCTTTCAATAAGCTCATCCATAAACGGAAACATCTTATTGATGTACTGTATAATTTCTCTTTGCGTCATACTCAATCACGTTTTTACAATCCATACACAACCCGTCAATAATAAACGTTGGCTCACCGAATAGGTCAAACTGACCTATGTTGCAGCTACGACAACGCATCTTTCAACTTATCAATCATTTGACTTGCGTTACCTTTGGTAGCCTCACCACTAGCAAGATATTGTTTTGCCTCTGCTGCAAGTTCATCTAACTTACTGTCAATGGCTTGTGTAATTAAACTCTCTATAAATTTAACTTGACCCTCGCTAATTGGCTCTTGCATCCAAGGTCCCTCTTTAATCTCTGCCATATCTTCCTCACTTTCTATTTCTTTTGCGTCTAATATGCTCATTGTATTGTTTATGACTTCAGAGTTATCAGACATTTTATCAAAGTCATCTTTAAACTTCTTTACATAGATATCAATAAGTTCTAAAAACTTATTAATCAATGTGTCATCCCACGTTGTTATGTCATCCGATACCTTATTTGTTATGGTAAATCGTTTCATTGTCGTGGTGTAACACTCTCGTGCAAAGTTCTTGTCATCATTGCAATATGCCAACACAAGACTTTTTAATGCCTTTTCTGTTATTTTAGAAGTCGGCTTCCCAATCTCTTGTGTTTCCTCTTTTTTTGTTGGCGGTTGTTTTGCAACCTTTGACATTTCCTCCTGACTTGGTCTTGCTTTCTTACTTCCTTGATACTTCCAATTAGCCAAAGCTCTACCAATAGCACTTGTTTCGCATACTTCCATCCAAGATGTTCTGTTAGCAAAACTCTTATCGTCTTGATACTCTTGTGCTAAACCTGTTGCTTTAGGTTCCGTATCATCTTTATGCTCATAGATTTCTGCGTAACAGATGACCATAAGTCCGTCTTCGCTGCTCTCTACAAGTTTCGTCTTTACTTTGCCGTCTGGATTTTCTTTCCAGAACTTTTCTAACCTGACTTCTACTAACTCGTAGTCATCAGGATTATATCCTGCCATTATGCCTTCCTTCCTTTACAAATGTAATGAACCATTTGTCTTGAGATACCACAGATATCGCCAATCTTTATCATACTTACGTTATGTTCGTGATAAAGTTTGTTGATAATCATATTACGGGTATCAATCCAAGTTTTTTCTAAATCTTTAATTGAATTCAATTCATTCGCACATTCGTATATAGCTTTCATCAATGTGTCGTATTCTTGTTTCATTTGAGTTGTCGTTATGTTTTCTCTTGCAATATCTAACAACTCATCAACCTCAGTCATTGATTGCTCCTTTCTAATTATTTATTTGTTATAAAGTATTATCTTCTTTTTGTGCCTTGATGTAAAACAGATGTC